CTCAGTCAATCTGCTGCACACTTTTCTTGTTTCAACGCTCTCTACGATTACACCCGATGTGCCTGATCCTGATCCTGATAATGTATGTCCCGCGTTTAATCCAATTCTCATAACTTATTTTTCCTCCTTATTAATGTACTGTTTAAATAACTGGTGCAGTCCTGTGCTTGCTAAACCGCTGAATAATCCACTTAATAAAATAGGTGCTGTAATTGTCCATCCGTTAATCCAGATTGCCAAAATGATGCCAAGAGCAGCACAAATAGTAGGAATATACTTGTTGTCTACATCCTTAATCCACTTTTTCACGACATAGCCTACACAAAGGCAAATGCCTACGATCACCGGCACCATAAATTCTGTTAAAAATCCTAAATCTGTCATGTTTAAATCCTCTCTTTCTGCTTCAGATGAAGCTCTTCAATCTCGTTTTTCATCTTTGTGACCATTCCATTTCCGCCCAACGCATGATAGGCCTCGTACATTTCCATAAAATTCTGGTAGGCATAGGATGGAATTTCTTTGAGAGCCATGTATTTATCATGGTACTCGATCAGCTGTACTCGAAGCAAAAGCATCGTTCCTCTACTATTCGCATCTCTGTCTGACTTCTGATTTTTCAAAAGCCACACTATGTATCCCATTAATGCGGTCAGAACGATAGGCAAAGCAATCGTGTACGTTTCTTTTAACATCTCCATTGGATTATCTTCCTTTCTTCTGTATATAAAATATTATATGTCTATCCGTTCTCCCATTTGTGCCATTTTGCAACGCAAAAAGCGCCGGACAATTAATCTGATAGACTAATCATTCGGCGCTATGGCACTGCTTTATTTTGTTGCTATTATTATACACCACAATTCATATAAATCAAATATTTTAAATCGCAATTCTGTGATTTTAAGAAAATGTACTGATTATCTGAATTTACATTTGCAAATTATTACCAGAGTTAAAATGCTGCAAAAATAGCATAAGAACTAGTGGTGTATGTGCCATTCTCAATTTTAATTGTTTGTCCTGTTTTTAATGGTACAGTTTTATCTACAATCACTAAACCAGCATCAGAACCATTATTAGTGTACGGACTAAAAATGCAGACATTATTAATATATATTTTTGTATTTTGCCCACTGCCATGAGCATATGCGGCCACATTTACAAAGCAATCTCGTGTTGCTGTATAAGTTACTGTGGCACCTGCGGAAATAGTTGTGGTACCTTTTAAAACAGTTCCAACATCAATAAATGTATTACCTTGATTGCATTTCCAGCCATACCATGTTCCAGTAACAATATCGTAAGTGTTTGACCAAACACGTCCGGAAACAGGATATTGCTCATGTAATTCCGCGGTCACTAAATGATATTCATTAGCAGAATTGGAACACCATCTCACTACCCGATAACCAAAAAAAGGCCCAGCTGTATATGGGCTGTTAACAAATTCTGCGGCAGGATTATTTGAACCAAAATAATGTATTTTATTAATATAACTATTGCGATTACTTAAGTCTACATGTAAAAAATTTGTAATCTGATTTCTTCCCGGAATGCTCTCACAAAACATTGGATCAACGTTTGACGCATCCAGTTTGTTAGTTAAACTCTGGGAGACATCCTCTATCGCTTCTTTATTATTGACTATCGCTCCGGTCACGGTACCATCACCGATTTTTGATATATCCGCACTTCCAAGCTTCGCAATAACACCGGACGTTTTATCAACAACCCAATTCAAAGCATTGACAAGATTAGTTTTCACTTCTGTTTTTAAAGCTTCCAACGTTCCGATCTGCTTTTGTAAATTTCCGGCTGCATCCTCAGATAACTGACCTTTTATATCATCGAACCATGCAATAAAATCTGCCTGCTCCGATGCTTTAAATCCGGCAAGATCAGCTTGCACTTGCTGATATAATGTTGTTGTATCAAATTCGCTGATTGCCGATATAATGCCACATCTTGCAGTTTCATAACGTGTGTCCGTAATTCTCTGATTGGAAATAGCGGAAGAATTTTTATTTATAAATAAATCTGCTAATCCTAATTCCCAAATAGATTCTGTTCTTGTAAGCTCTGGTCTTAAAGGACTTGCTGCAGGTATGCCCTCTACAATATATAAATCACAGATTCTCTCCGAATCATTATCGTTCCATCTTAAGACTACAGTATCAATTCGATCATAATTAGAATCTGCTGCCTGAATTGCAAGCGTCCGCTGATTTTCTTCCAGTTTCAACCCTCCTGCACAAATTGCAAAACCAGGATTAACAACAACATTCATTCCACTACCTGCTTCGACCTGCAGATTGGTAGATGGGTTTGGTAAAACGCCATCCGTTAATAATTTGGCTATCAGTTTTCTGAGTGGTGCTGACGTAATCGCACGATCATACACCGGTGTTCCATCACTCTCAAATGTGACATGTGAATCAAAAGGAAATCCTATCATATTTTTTGTCCTCCTCTATCTTTTTAAAATTATTGGTGTGCCGAATTCCATTGTCATGCTCCACTGCCCGGACTTCATGACTTCATAGCAGCCAATTAATCTGGCTTGTGCAGACAAATCCATTTCCGGAATTTCTATGCTGCATAAATCTCCCAAATCAAAATCTGTTCCATATTCGTAACTACTCTCCATTGCGTCAAATTCAACATTAATAATTTTGGGATATCCAGTTAATGCATTTAGTGCTTCATTATCCATAGCAACAGCCAAATCGCTGCTTGTATACTCATTTCTATTTAATGTAGAACTATTTGATAAAAACCAATACTCATCATCGCCAGACGCAGCGTTAAAAGTAGCTCTCGAAACATACGTAGTGACATCATTATCTGTTTGCTCATTCGTATTCAGGCAAGCATTTTTATATTCTGTATCATCAATCAAAATATTTGGGTTCTTTATATTTCCGTATTTTGTCGAAAAAATAATTGGATTATTTCCATCTGCATTATTTTCCGTCCGGTCAGATCCACTCCATACTTCAAATTTCTTATTACTTTCCACGAAATCATAAAGTACTCTATAAGACATGCCGGATGGTTTTAAGATGTCATAGATTTTCCATCCGAGCAGTTCTCCGTTGCGATAATGCACAGAATCTTTTCCTCTTCCAAGCGATATTCCGGAAATAATATTTAGATCAGAACTTGCACTTGCTGTAGTTAACGTTTTAAAGGCATTGAAAAAAGCATATGCCACATCCTCTGCTTTTCCACTCTGGAATGACCATGAAGGGGCATTTGTCACATTTGATGCACCGTTCTGAAATATAACATGTCTGTCTAATGTTTTTTCCATGAAATACCCGCTCAACTGAATATATTTATACTGCTGTTGCCGGACGTAATTTATTTGTGTTATCTTTCCAAGTTCCGGTCTGTCTTTTGTGTAAATATACCTCATTGACGAATTATACTGCTCTATCGGAATCTGTATGGAGAACGTTCCAGCTTCGTGGAATTTCCTGCTCCATTGTAAATTTGTTGACCGTATTAATGACACTATCTGATAATTTTTATCTAGTGCGATCGTATTAAATCCTTTCATGATTTCTCCTAAATTGCCCCATAAAGTTTATTATAATAAATCGAAACATTCATAAGATTGCTTCCAGTGTCTGCATCAAAAGAAACTTCCGAACTACCAACTGGAAGCTGCATATCATCAAATGCAGATGTTCTATCGCAGTGTCCTATAAAATTAACACCATTCTTTTTTACCGTTGGTGGATTCTGTGTGAAATCAATAATAATAACATCATTTGCTTTCATATTATCCAGAACCCTGACATAATTATCATTAATAATGATTTTAGGATTCACGACATCTCCGTTTGCTGATATTACTGCTTTGCAATAGGTATCTACATCTCCATCATTGTCGAGCAACACTTTTTTAGCAAAATTGAATTTGCCACCAGTGATTCCCTTTGGCGTGCCACTTGTTATACTGCACAAATATGGAAATCCACACATTCCGACAACAGAAGCAATGTTTTTGCCAAAATTATCATAACTTTTAAAAAATGGGTTTGGACTTAACAATGTAATGTTCATTTCCATCACCCGGTTTACATTTTGAGCCGGAATGCTAAATTTATAAATTTTACCTTTCACCCATCTAGTGATGCCCATGTACGTTATATACATTTTGTAATCGAATTTCGGGTTAAAAAATGATATTGCACTCTTCCTCAAAACATCATTCAGATATGGATTTCGTGAAATAGCAGTCACAGTCCTATCTTTCGGAGCAATTCTGTCAGAGACAATGATCCCGCCATCTCCCACGGCATTATCTACCGTGGTGATGTCGTTTTCATATGAACCAAATCCATCTAAACCTTTTGATGGAATTTTCCAATCTGTTCCATCTATTAAAAATTCTCTCTCATCACTTCTCACGAAGCGAATACACACTTTAGTATCCATACGCGCCCCTCATTAATCCCTGTTTACTTTCAACTCTTACTGCTCTTGCAAGTTCGTCTGGTGTTGAAATCTGCTGATTAACATTAATTGTCTGATTGAAGCTTCCTAATCCAGTACTAGTACCATTACCAGATATTCCAGCACTTACCGTTGAAATGCTAGCATTAATGTTCTTTGTAATACCGTCTGTGCTCATAAGATCCTGTATACCATCATCAAAACCAGCAACACACATCTCACCCAGATATTTAAACTTACGCGATGGTGAATGGATTCCAAGGGCATCTTTTGCAGCATTAAACAGATTTGTCGCAAGATTTTTTACATTTCCGGTCAACCAATCCCAGCCCGCTTGTATTCCGCTCCAAATTCCATCAATAATATTCTTACCGATACTTCCCCAATCCATCTCTTTAAAATTGTTTACAAGGCTAGTAAACAATTTCGGTACGGCTGCCAACAATTTTGCTGTGTTTGAAATCATAAATTCTGCCAATTTTACAAGGATATGAACAGCAGCCTTTAATAACTGCGGTGCATTTGAAATTAATGCCGATACCAACCGTGCAATGATAATTGGTGCAGCCTCTAACAATTTTGGAAGTGCATTTAAAATTCCATCCACCAACGAAACCAGCAAATTAATACCAGCCGTGATTATATTTGTCAGTGTACCAGGTTCTGTTATCGCCATTGCTAATGATATCACAGCATCAACCCCAGAAGATAATAAATCAGGCAGTTTTTCTGCTATACCATTCACAAGATTAAGCAATATCTCACTACCACTACTGAATACAGAATCCGCATTATCGGTGATTCCTGATATTAATGTTGTGATTATGTTATAAGCAGCCTCTCCAAGCATTGGAAGCAGTGATAAAATTCCCTCTGAAAGCGTATTAAGAATTTCTGCCCCACCACTCAAAAGTTCCGGTAAATTTTCGTTCAAGCCAGTTACAATAGATGAAATCATGTTTACACCAGACTGTATTAAATCTGGCAGAACATCATTCGCCAATTCTGGGATTCGATCAATAATAATCGGAACT